CTGGCTCAAGCACTCAGCAAGCCGATCTTGCTATGCAGGCTAGAAACAATATGGGTACTGGGTCTGCGCCTCAAAGCATGGGCTTGCTGGAAAGAGCACAGCTGCAAAGGCAGGCACGGTAACGCGATGGAAGACGAAGCGCCAAAGAAGCGAGGAAGACCCAAGGGTAGCTACAGCAAAGCCTCGAAGGCCCAGGTAGCTAGACTGACGGACAAGGGCAAGCTAAGCCCACTGGATTATCTCGCGTCAATATATCAAAACGAATCAGAAGACATCCGCTTGAGAGTGGAAGCCGCCAAAGCCGCTGCGCCTTATGTTCATGCCAGACTGGCATCAACTGAGGTGAGAGCCGCTGTCACAGGGATATCCCAAGAAGAATGGCTCACGAGCTTGAAATAACACGGTTAAGACTGCGAGATGATTTCCCTTTTTATGCGCGTAACTGCCTAAGGGTTCGATCGAAGTCAGGCGAGACGCAAGCCTTTGAGCTGAATAAGGCTCAGCAGTTCATTCATGCCTGTATTGAGAGGCAGAAGGCTGAGACGGGGAAGGTTAGGGCGATCGTCCTCAAGGGGCGACAGCAGGGCGTATCAACTTACGCGGAAGGCAGGCTCTATTGGAAGACCACCCATCGCAGTGGGGTGAGAGCGTTTATCCTTACGCATGAGGCCGACTCGACGTCTGCACTGTTTGAGATGGTTGAGAGATACCATGACCTAGCCCCTGACTTCGTAAAGCCCATGACTGGGGCGAGCAATGCTAAGGAGCTGATCTTTAGCAAGCTCGATAGCGGTTACAAGGTCGGCACAGCAGGTAACAAGTCTGTGGGCCGAGGCACAACGATCCAATACTTTCACGGATCTGAGGTAGCGTACTGGCCGAATGCGGCAGAACACGCGAAGGGAATCCTGCAAGCGGTTCCAGATGAGGATGATACAGAGATCATTCTTGAGTCTACGGCCAATGGCGTAGGCAATTACTTCTATCAGCAATGGCAAAGAGCGGAAGCGGGAGAGAGTCCTTTCCAGGCCATCTTCGTTCCTTGGTATTGGCAGCCAGAATACAGAAAGAGTGGGCTGGGTGTAACGCGATCTGCTGAAGAGGAAAAAATAGTAGAGCTGTTTGGTTTAGATAACGAGCAGCTTGCATTTAGACGCTCGAAGATTGCCGAGTTATCCGCTGATGGCGGCGACGGTGTTTTTGCGTTCAAGCAAGAGTATCCGATGACCGCGCAAGAAGCCTTCCAGGTTTCCGGTGGTGATAGCTTGATTAGGCCAGAGTCGGTCATGCAGGCACGACAAGCGAAAGTGCTGGCTCAAGGCCCATTAATTGTCGGCGTAGACCCTGCGCGCTTTGGGGATGATAGGACTGCAATCATCAAGCGTAGAGGTCGCTCCGCATATGACCTGGTGACCTATGACAAAACCTCGACAATGGAAGTGGCCGGACTGGTCAACGCGATCATTAAAAACGAGCGACCAGCACAGGTTGCTATTGATGTTGGCGGTCTGGGTGCTGGTGTTGTCGATCGCCTGCTTGAGCTAGGGCATGGCGATGTGGTTGTGCCGATCAACTTCGGTGGCTCCTCATTAGACCCCGAGCGATTCATTAACAGGCGAGCCGAGATGTGGTGGAACCTGCGCGACTGGCTCGACGGTGATATGCCCGTGATGATCCCTGACAGAGATGATCTGCACAGTGATCTATGCGCGCCATTTTATAAATACGACTCCCAGGCGAGAAGAAAGCTTGAGAGTAAAGACGACATGAAGAAAAGAGGAATGAGATCCACGGATTGTGCTGACGCGCTGGCGCTTACTTTCGCAGAACCTTTGCGCGTGGTTCGTGATGAAGTGTTAGTAAGATCGTCGGTGGTGGATAGGGTCGCAGGATATTAAGGGTAATAGTATGCACACAGTTGATAGCACTAACATCGAAGGCATGGACGAGGAGTTTGAGCTAGAAATAGCAGAGCGTCTGCACGTTTTTGCGTCTCGATTAAACAGGCTAGCGACTGAGCAGGTTGGCAAGCGTAGCCAAATAGAGCAGCGATGGCTTGATGATCTTCGGCAGTATCACGGCGAGTATGCGTCTGATGAAGCTGCGGAGCTGTCACGCTCCAAAGGCTCGAAGGTGTTCGTCAATATCACGCGCAATAAGACCAATGCTGCGGAAGCGCGCCTGCAAGATATGCTCTTTCCGACGGATGACAGGAATTTTGGGATATACCCAACTCCCGTGCCTGAACTTAACTCTATGGCAGAGAAAGATCCTCAAACGCCTGAAGAGGTTGGGCCTGTAGAGGCTGCGCGTAAAATCCAGTCGCAGGCAGATCAAGCTGCAAAAATGATGCTGGCTGTCATCGATGACCAGCTCGTTGAGTCTCGATACCATATTAAGGCTAGAGATGTGATCCATGATGCCTGTCAGTTAGGCACAGCGATCATTAAAGGCCCGATAATCATAGGTCGGACAAAGAAGCGATGGGACATGATGCCTGATGGCATGAGTGTTCTTCAGATCGTTGAATCTCTAGCGCCTACAGTTGAGCGAGTAGATCCTTGGGATTTTTTCCCTGATATGTCTGCTCGAACAATATCTGAAGCGGAGTTTGTTTTTGAAAGACGCAGGCTCTCTAAGAAGCAGCTGCGCGATATGGCAAAGCTGCCAGGGATCTTAGTATCTCAGCTCAAGGAAGTAGTGAGAGCTGGCGTTAAAACGTCGCTGATTGCCAAAGACTTTACCGACGATATCAGAACTATTACTGGCATCAATACGGTAGGCGAAGGCAATAGGTATGAGATATGGGAATATCACGGCCCTATCTCGAAGTCTGAGCTTATGGATGCAATGGCGCTTACCGAAGAGGATGAGTACAGCTCTATTGAAACCGATGAGCTGGACGATGAGATCGAGGCGACTGTGTTCTTTTCGGGCAACCAGGTGCTGAAGGTGGCCCTGAACCCAATGGACTCAGATGAGCGCCCCTTCTCCGCGTTCAATTGGGAGAAAGACGAGTCATCGATCTTTGGCTTTGGCGTCCCTTGCTTAATGAGAAACCCTCAGAAGGTCATAAACGCCTCGTGGCGCATGATGATGGACAATGCAGGGCTATCGGTTGCCGACCAGATAGTGGTCAACAAAGAGATCGTAGCGCCTGCTGACGGAAGCTGGGAGATGGCCCCTAAGAAGGTTTGGAACCTGGTTGATAAGACGCGATCTGTTCAAGAGGCTTTTGCCTCTTTTTCTACACCCAGCCATCAAACAGAGCTGGGTAATATCTTCAGTATGGCTCGCCAGCTTGCCGACGAAGAAACTAATCTACCTCTGATAGCGCAAGGCGAGATGTCGCCCAACATGACCAAGACCAGCTCCGGCATGGCGATGCTCATGAACAGCTCGAACATAGTCCTGCGTAAAGCGGTTAAGAATTGGGATGATGATATTACGCGCCCTCTAATCACGCGGTTCTACGATTGGAATATGCAATTCAGTGATCGAGCTGAAGTGAAAGGCGACTTTAGCGTTGAGGCTCGTGGTTCTGGCGCTCTACTGGTTCGAGAGAAGCAGCAAGAGAACCTCATGATTTACTCTAACATTTCTATGCAAAACCCTGAGTATTATCAAAGAAGAGACTGGGCTGAGCTGGATAGAGAGATAGCTAAGTCCCTCGAGCTTCCTTACGACCAAATCACAATCAGTGAAACCGAGATTGCGGAAAGAGAAGCAGCGGCACAAGAAGCGGCAGCGCAAGGTATGCCTGATCCCGCAATGCAGAAACTACAGCTAGAGGCTGAGTTAGCGCAAGCCAGATTGCAGATTGAGCAGCAAAAGATACAGCTAGATTCGCAGTATAAGGCAGCCCTCTTGAAGCAATCAGGCGAAGAGATGGCTCTCGATCACCAGCTTGAGCGTGACAAGATGGCGCAAAAAGAGCGCATGGATATGTCACACCTCACAAGCAAGTATCAGATCAGTGAGAGAACGCGTCAGACAGGCTATGCAACGGCCCAGGAGCGCAATAAGACTGAAAGGGATAAGGCGGCAGCCCAAACGAACGTGAAGCTCACAGAGGCTCAGCTGAAGGCTAAGAACATAGCCAATAGCTTTGACACGTTTTAATGAGTATTGATCCTCACTCATTGACCTGGAAGGCCGTAGAACAATTTATTGAGCAACAGAAAGATGACGCGATTGATTACCTAATAGCGGATCGCGATTCTGAGAGACAGCGCGGGGCGTTGGCCGTCTTAGAGAAACTCGTAATGCTGGGGCGCGAAAGCGAATCCGCATAGCACCATTCCTTGAATTACTAATTGGCCGCTCGTTACGAGCCGCTTGGGGTTTTTATGTCTGAAGAAAATGAAGAGCAATCCTTTAACGACGCTTTCGATGAGCTTGCGGAGGGTGAAAGCACTTCATCCGAAGAGACTCTTGAATTTTTAACTGATGAGGTGAATGACGATGGGCAAGAAGAAGAAGGGCAAGCCCTCTTATTAGAGGAAGAAACTGCGGAGACTGCGGAGCCTGCGCTATCAATTGAAGAACAATTGAGTGCTGCACAGGGCGAACTCCAGCAGTGGCAGCACAGGTATAACTCAGATTTAGGCAGGCAGAACGCTTACCAGAGACAGCTCAAAGAGCAGCAGCAAACGATTGATAAGCTGAAGCAAAGCTCAGAGGCGCCACCTTCGGCTGGAGATAATAGCTGGAAGCTGGTCGCTGAAGATTACCCTGATATTGCAGAGGGGGTGAAATCTCTATTTGAGAAGCAGGCCAATGAGCATAGGGCTGAGTTAGACAGGGTTCGTGGCGAGCTGCAACCCATACAAGAACAAGCGCGTAAATCCTACGTCGATCAACAATTTGTCATGCTTGAAAACGAGCATCCAGATTATCGCGAGGTAGCCGTATCGGATGAGTTTAAGGACTGGGTAACAACACAGCCAGTCCCGATACAAGAGATGATTCAAAGCGAGCAGGCAGGCGATGCAGCCTATTTACTGCGAGCTTACAAGAATGATGTGTCACCTGGTCAACAGGCGACCTCAGAGCTGAAGCAGCGACGAGAGAAGCAGCTTCGGCAAGGGCAGACCGTTCCCTCACGCGGAGGAAGATCGAAGAGTAATTTGCCGCCCGAAGATGACTTCGAGGCCGCATTTGATTTCTTCGCTTCTCGCTAGCAGGGCAGAGCTGCAACTAACGACACCAAACAAAGATTGACGTACTCGAGGCATTGCCGCTAACGCCGCAAAGCCAACAGGTTCCTCACTCTGAGCAGGTGATCGGTAATTTACTTTTACTAATATGCCAATCATAACTCGGAAGGAGAATTTCCAATGGCTATAACTACTTATGCTGGACTGTCGCAACGCACTACTGCTTATGCGGCAAAAGAAATGCTGGCTCACGCTGAGCCTATCCTGTGTCTGTCGAAGTTCGGCATGACCAAGCCTATGCCAAAGAACAAAGCGAACGTGATTAAGTTCCGTCGTCCTGTTCCTCTGGCGGTGGCAACAACACCTTTAACCGAAGGTACAACGCCTACTTCGCAGGCACTTACATACGAGGACGTCACAGTCACTCTAAGCCAGTTCGGTAACGTAGTTGAGATAACTGACGTTGTTGCTGATCTAGCTGAAGATCCCGTATTGAAAGATGCTGCGATGCTTTGTGGTGAGCAAGCTGGTGAGACTATTGAGACTCTCATGTGGGGAGTTATTCAAGGTGGCACTAACGTGTTCTACAACAATGGCGCTGCGCGCAATGCAGTAAACACTGCGATCACTCTTGTTAAGCAGCGAGCTATCACTCGTCAGATTAAATCTGAGCGTGGCAAGAAGATCACTTCAATGATCTCTTCTTCAGTAAAGTATGGAACAGAAGCAGTCGCACCTGCGTACATCGCTTTTGCTCACACAGACCTCGAGTCAGATATTCGTGAGCTTGCTGGCTTCACACCTACTGAGAAGTACGGATCAATGAAGGCGCTGCCTTATGAGATCGGCAAAATTGAGGACGTTCGTTACATCCTCACTCCGGTTCTCAGCTCTATTGCTAATGCTGGTGGAGCAAAAGGCACTATGGTTTCAACAGGCGGTACATCGGCTGATGTCTATCCTGTTATCTATGTTGCGAAGGATGCTTACGGTCACGTTGCACTGAAAGGTGCTGAGGCCATATCTCCTTCTATCATCAACCCTGGGCAACTCGATAAGTCCGATCCGCTGGGTCAGAAGGGCATGGTTGGTTGGAAGACTTATCACAAGTCATTCATCGCAAACCAGGCTTGGATGGCTCGCTTAGAGTGCGCAGCAACAGCCTTGTAGAAGCAAGAGCAGTAAATTGAAAGGGGGCTTCGGCCCTCTTTTTTTATATCTAAAATTAAGCCGCCCTCGGGCCGCAGGAGTAACAAATGTCAGAATTAAACCTATACAACCTTTCTCACGACGAGCTTAAAGAACAAGCGCGAATCTTGGGGATCGTGGTTAGAGGAAACGTAAGCATAGACACACTGCGCACTAAGATTAAAGCCGCAGTAGAGATTGAGCCTCCCGCAGCTGAAGCTAGCAAGACGCAGGAAGACCTTGGCAGAAAGAACGGCTGGGTAACCATTGTTATTGCTGAAGACGAGCAGGACACACAGCCAGCGTTTGTGGGTGTGAACGGGAAGTCTTACAGAATTCGACGCGGCGAACCTGTCGCTGTACCACCAGAGGTTGTTGCAGTTCTTAATGATGCGCAACAGCTTGTACATAATGCAAAAACTGGTCAAAGCAAAAAGATACCAACCTACCCATTCAGGGTAGAAAGCTAAAGTTATTACCCGCGTTTAACCCGTTATGAGTAGAGATGACTATGAATTACTTACAACTTTGCCAGAGATTAGTTCAGGAAACAGGAATTGCTGACTCTGGCCCTGCAAATACAGCAGGACAGGTTGGTGACTATGGTCGTATTACTTTTTGGATTAACGATGCGTGGTTAAAAATACAATCCATGCGCACTAATTGGCATTGGATGTGGGGGGAGGGGACTGGATCGTTAGTGGCAAACACTAATACAGTCACTCTCCCATCTACCGTGGAAAGCATTAAGCGAGTATCGCTGGGTCAAACTTACCTGGAGCATCTGAGCTTCGATGATTTTGCGGATGATTATCGGTCGATATCAGCAGGCAATCCTGCTGTTTACACGGTTCGTCCAGACGGTGTGCTTTTATTTAATGCTAAGCCTACTGAGACCAAGGTTGTCACCTACCACTATTACTCTAAGCCAGTATCCCTCACCGAGAACACTTCAATACCTGGGCTTCCCGATAGATATCATATGTTGATCGTCTATGAGGCTCTCAAGTCTTATGCGCTGTTTGATGAAGCGCCTGAATTAGAAAGAAAAGCTGTTGGCTATTTTGAATCAATGCTGGCTGATCTTCACCGGGACCAATTACCCGCGATCAGCGCGCCTGCAACCCTAGCCTAGCGGAGTAGTTCATGCCTATAAATTTAAACTACTTCCCAGCAGTCGGCGGCCTTAATCAAGAAGCTCCACCTTTGGCTATGCAGCCTGGCGAGCTAGTTGATGTTGCAAATTATGAATGCTTAGCGAGCGGTGGATATCGCAGAATCTTTGGCTATGAATTGTTCGATGGTCAATCTACTCCTGCCCAAGTAGTACCAGGAACGGGCGCTGTTGTTGGAGTTCATATATACAAAGGCAACGTCTACGCATTGAGGGAAGACGGCACAAACGCTCGTATGTACAAGGCCACAAGCTCTGGCTGGACGCAGATAAACAGTTCTAAGACTTGGAGTACTGGCGGTAAATTTCGGTTTTGTAATTACAATTTCCAAGGACAAGACGCGCAAGAGAAAATGTTTATTGTTAATGGTGTTGATAAAGCCACGCAATTCGATGGCACAACATTCACGACTATAACTACTGGCGCAGGCACAGATAACCCTGGTCTAGTTATTGGATACAGATACCATCTTTTTCTTGCTGTCGAATCTTCATTAGTCGGCTCTTCAATTGGCGATCCCCTTTCATATCTAGCGAACACTGGGGCTGTTGAAATAGCGGTGGGCGATACCATCACTAATCTGCAAGAACACGCTAGTGCGCTTATCGTAGGATGCCAAGACTCCACTAAGACCCTTTATGGATCTTCCTCGGCAGACTGGCAGGTTGATGAATTAAACAAGGCTGGCTCTTACGCAAACACCCTTGAGTCTATTGGTGGACAGGTCATGGGCCTTGATAGGCAAGGCTTAATGAGTCTTTCAGCTGCCCAGCAGTTTGGTAACTTTGCTTACGCATCTCTATCGCAAAAAGTAACGACCTTAGTTAAAGGTTTTACATCCAATCCCCTTAGCGCAATTAATCGAACGTCGAACCAGTATCGGCTGTTTAACGAAAAGGACGGACTCTACTTTACCTTTGCTGGCCCAGAGCTAGTCGGCGTTACTAAAACAGAATTCCCTGACAAGGTTAAGTGCATTGCTTCTTCTATCGATGAGCAAACCCAAGAGATATCTGTATTCGGATCTGAGAATGGCAAAGTGTTCAAGATGGACACTGGCTATCGATTTAATGGCGTAAACATCTACGCCTACCTCCTCACTAATTTCACGGCCTATTCAGGATCAACAGTAAACAAAAGATTTAGGTTGGTTCAGCCGGACATACGAGTTGAGGGAGAGGTTCCAATTCAGATCGCTGTTCGTGCAACAACAAATTATGGCCTGGGTGATTCTTCTCGAGGCGTTTCTTTAGATCTATACCCAGGGCCAGGCTCTTTATATGACGTTCAATTCTGGGATGAGTTCAGGTGGGACACCACTTACTCGAACGATGCAAAAGTTAGGGTTTCTGTGACGGGCGTCAATATGGGGGTCTACGTTGCGACAGAAGGCTCTGAGAACGCAGTACATACCGTACACGGAGTGACCCTCCATTATTCCCCACGGAGGCTTAAACGATGAGCAATAATTACGTCCCGAATGAAAGCGACTTACTACCAGGTGAGCTTGCTAGGTCGGCAGACATTAATCTTCGCTACAGTAATGTTGTTGCTGGCTTTGATCTATTACCAACTCCCCTTGGCTCAGGCCAGACAGGATTCTCAGTAGCCGTTAATGTTGGAACGCCGACGGCAGACGCTCATGCCGTAACCAAGCTTTATGCGACAACAACAATTGTCACCGCCGCTGAAGCAGCTGCGCTTGTGTATATTCAACCTACTCTTGCAGCACACCTAGCGGCAACCACTGTTTTGCGCGATGAAGCGGCAGCGTCGGCTACTGCTTCAGCAAACTCAGCGGCTGCATCACAGACATCCAGGCTTGCAGCAGAAACTGCTGAGACGAATGCTGAGACCGCAGAAACTAACGCGGAGACAGCTGAGACGAGTTCAATTGCGGCAAAGAACGCAAGTCAAACCAGCGCAGCAGCAAGTGCCAGCTCTGCCACAGCGAGTGCCGGGTCAGCGACTTCTGCCTTGGCTAGCAAGACTGATGCAGCAACTAGCGCCACCAATAGCGCGGCCAGTGCAGTAACCAGTAATACGGCAAAGACCGCCGCTCTCACTGCCCAGGCGGCCGCTGAGACAGCAGAAACTAATGCAGAGGCCGCTGAGTCAAATGTTGTCGCTTCAGCTAGCGCCGCTGCTACCTCGGCTGCGTCAGCTTTAACTTCTAAAAATTCAGCCACAGCAAGCGCCACTTCAGCCACTTCGAGCGCGTCCTCAGCGTCTGGTTCAGCAGGCACAGCAACCACAAAAGCAAATGAGTCTACGGCCAGTGCTAGTGCGGCTTTGGCTTCACAAAATTCAGCCACAACTTCAGCAACAACTGCAACTAACCAGGCTGCCATTTCGACCACAAAAGCTGGAGAGGCGAGCACCTCGGCCTCAGCAGCAGCAACTTCTTCTTCTACTGCAACCACTCAGGCAGGGATAGCGACAACCAAGGCGAGCGAATCCTCCAGCAGCGCAACCGCAGCAGCCAGTTCTGCCTCAGCCGCAGCCGCATCTTTTGAACAGTTCGATGACATTTACCTTGGCGCTAAGTCGTCTGCTCCAACTGTAGACAATGACGGCAACGCTTTAGCAACAGGTGCTTTATATTTCAACACGGTGTCAGACACGATGTTCGTCTACTCAGGCTCAACGTGGGCGGCGGCAGGAAGTGCAGTCAATGGGACATCAGAACGTCAGGAGTACACAGCAACATCAGGGCAGACATCTTTCAACGCTACCTACGATGTAGGCTTTGTTGACGTTTATCTGAACGGATCAAGACTTGTACCTACAACTGACTTCACTGCCACAAACGGCTCGCAGGTTGTTTTAACCACAGGCGCTACTACTGGCGATAACGTAGGAATTATTGCTTACGGTGCGTTCAATGTTGCTGATGTTTACACGCAGGCACAGAGCAACGCTCGTTACACGCAGATAGCCAACAACTTATCTGACTTAGCTTCAGCGTCTACCGCACTGACCAACCTTGGTCTGACTGCTACGGCGGCAGAAGTAAATGTCTTAGATGGTATTCCTGCTACTTTAACAGCAACAGAATTAGGGTACGTTGATGGTGTTACCTCTAATATTCAAACGCAGCTCAATACATCGACAACTGCTATTGCAGC